GGAAATCGGGCTGGCGTCCTACGTCTTTGACCTCACGCCGGTGCAACTCGACAGCGCTCTGCGCCGACTCGATACCATGATCGCATCCTGGAATGCACTCGGCATCCGCCTGGGCTACCCGCTCCCCTCGAGCCCGCAGGACAGCGACTTGGACGAGCAGACCAACGTCCCGGATTCATCCAACGAAGCGATCTACACCAATCTCGGCGTCAAGCTGGCCCCGAGCTACGGCAAGCAGGTCATGCCCGACACCAAGATGACAGCCAAGGAGACGTACAATACCCTCCTGTCCAGGGCCGCCATGCCGATTGAGCAGCAGATGCCAGGAACCATGCCATCTGGCGCAGGCAACAAGCCTTGGAGGGTCTACGACAATCCATTCCTGGCGCAGCCTGTCTACCCAACCCTGGCCGGCCAGGATGGGCCGCTCGAATACACCTGAAAGAGGCCACACATGCCGACGATCAATCAACTAGCAGGCCTCAGTCAGGTATCCGGTGGCGATCTGCTGCCGATCTACGTTCCGAACAACGGCGATGCTCGCAAGGTCTCTGTCAGTCAACTGCTGGCGTACTTCCAGACCGTCTTCGCAGCGCCGACCGTCTCCACGAACCTCTACACCCCAGGCGCCGGGTTCAACGTCACCGTTCCAACGCCAGTTAGCGAACAGCAGTGGATGTTGCTGCAGCCGGCTGGCACACTGGCCACCGGCACGATCACGCTCCCGCTCAACACCGGGACGCCAGACGGCACGCAGTTGCTGGTAACCACCACGCAGATCATCACGGCATTCACGCTGGCGCTTAACGGCGCTGCTGCGGCATTCGGAGCGCCAACCACCCTGGCCGCCAATGCGTTCTTCACCATGCGTTTTTACCAAGCGACCAACTCTTGGTATCGCATCGGCTAATTTTCAGGAGACGAACCCCATGCCCTACAACTCAGCCCCATTTTCGCCAGGCTACAACCGTGGCGTCATCGTGTCCCCAGGAGCGGCATCGGCCACCGCAACGGTTACTGGCGCTACGCAGACCGTCTGCCTGACCAACCTCGGCGCAAATGTCTGTTACATTCGATTCGGTGAAACCGCCCCGGTGGTCGCGACCACAGCAGATTACCCGGTGCCGGGAGGCGCACAGGTAACCATCACCAAGCCCGGCGATTACAGTTTAATGGCGTACATCTCCGCAGGCGGCACGTCCCTGCACGTCATGCCCGGCGAGGGCTTCTGAGATGTACCCGCTGACTCGGCTGCGCTTCCGTATTCGATTCTGGAATATCGGTGGCGGCCCAGTTGCCGGAGCGCTGTTGCAGGAGGATGGGTTCTTCCTGCTGCAAGAGGACGGCGCGTATATTCTGCTTGACTAGGGCATCATGGGCGCCAAAGACTCAAGACTGGATCGGGCTGGCGTCGAGGGCTACAACAAGCCCAAGCGCACGCCATCGCATCCGACCAAAAGCCATGTTGTTGTAGCCAAGGCCGGCGACCAGGTGAAGACCATTCGCTTCGGGCAGCAAGGCGTCTCCGGGTCGCCGAAGATGGAAGGCGAGTCAAAGGCGTCACAGGCTCGCCGAGAATCATTCAAGGCCAGGCACGCCGAGAACATCTCCAAGGGCAAGATGAGCGCAGCGTATTGGGCCGATAAGGTCAAGTGGTAAGCCATGCAAATTCCAATCCTGAACGGAATTTACACTGACGGCACGCCGGAGATCCGCACCAGCTACCCCGTCAATCTGGTTCCCGTCCCAAAGGTCAGCGGCATCAGCAACGGCTTCCTTCGCCCAGGCGATGGCATTGTCGCCAATGGGACAGGCCCAGGCATTGACCGCGGCGGCATTGAGTGGAACAACATCTGCTATCGGGTCATGGGCACCAGGCTGGTCTCAGTCTCAAGCAGCGGCGCTGTAACCGTCCTGGGCGACGTTGGAGGCCCAACCACCAACCTAGTGACCTTTGACTACAGCTTCACCAGCCTGGCGGTCGCGTCCGGTGGCCGCCTGTACTACTGGAACAGCACCGCAGGGTTGCAGCAAGTCACAGACCCAGACCTTGGCTTCGTGATCGACTTCTGCTGGGTCGATGGCTACTTCATGACCACCGACGGCCAGTATCTGATCGTCACAGAGCTAAACGATTCATTCGCCATCAACCCGCTGAAGTACGGATCAAGCGAAGCGGACCCCGACCCAATACTGGCGCTGCTCAAGCTCCGCAACGAGGTTTACGCTCTCAATCGGCACACCATCGAGGTCTTCAACAACGTGGGCGGCGATCTCTTCCCGTTCGCAAGGATCGAGGGCGCTCAGATTCAAAAGGGCGTCATCGGTACTCAGGCCTGCTGCGTTTTTGTTGATGCGATGGCCTTCCTTGGCGGCGGGCGGAACGAGGCACCCGGCATCTATCTTGGCGTCTCCGCAACGACAACAAAGGTCAGCACTCAAGAGATCGACAACATTCTTCAGCGGTACACCGAGGCTCAACTGAGCACGGTAAAGCTAGAGTCCAGGAACGACAAGGCGCACGAACACCTCTACGTTCACCTGCCAGACCAAACGCTGGTCTACGACGCATCGGCCTCTCGAGAGTTGCAGGAGCAGGTCTGGTTTGTTCTGGCCAGCACCACCACTGGCATCGCGCAGTACCGGGCCAGGAATATCGTCTGGTGCTACAACAAGTGGCTTGTCGGCGATCCGCAGTCCAACGCCATCGGGTATCTCGTGCAGGACACCGGCCACCACTGGGGCCAGCAGGTGCGCTGGGAATTCGGCACGCTCATCGTCTACAACGAGAGCAACGGCGCCATCTTCAACAAGCTAGAACTGGTGGCGCTCACCGGAAGCGTTGCGGTAGTGACGCAGGTGGTCAACGGCCTGCTTCAAGAAAACGGGTTCTTTTTGCTGCAAGAGAATGGCGAATACATCCTGCTCGAGCTCGCCGTCCAGAATTCAGCGGCACTAGGCAACCCGCAGATCAGCACCAGCTACTCGGTAGACGGCAGATCATGGAGCCAGGACAGGTTCATCTCAGTCGGCACCACAGGAGACACCAAGAAGCGCCTGGCATGGTTTCAGCAAGGCCACATGCGCAACTGGCGCATCCAGCGCTTCAGGGGCGACAGTAGCGCCCACGTGTCATTCGCCAGGCTTGAGGCCCAGCTAGAAGCGCTGGCGTTCTAAGCATGGCGACCACTGCGCCGAACTCTCGCAAGCTCAATCTGACGCGGGATCAGCTCGCGCAGTTTTTGACCGACCAGCAGCAGATCAGACAGTTCGAACTGCTGTTTGCGGCCGTTGATGCCATCGGGCCTGATGGCGTGCTGGAGGTCAACATCGCTGCCGGCAACGCCCAGGCCACGGCGAATGATGCACTGGCGCAACTCACGCGCATCGCCAATGCGGTAGAACTGCTGGCGGCGGCCCCAGTCATTGAGAACAACAACTCTGTTGTTACTGATTACATCGACTTCGATCAATCCGCACCACACGTTTCCCGCATGGCACGCATGGCGTGGAACGAGACAGACCAAACCGCTGATATTGGGATGGAGTACGGCGTTGTTCAGCAAGTTGGGCTAGAAACCTACGCTCGCGTAGCCAACTTCACCGGCGTCACCATCCCCAACGGCACCGTGGTGGGCTTTACGGGGGCCGTTCCCGATAGCGCGTTGTCGATTGCTCCATACCTAGCAAATGGCGCAACAAATACGCTATATGTTGTTGGCGTAATGACGCACGATTTACCGGACACTGGCAAAAAAGGATACTGCACTGTATGGGGGTTTGTGCGCAATCTGGACACCAGTGCGTTTACGTTGGGCGACATTTTGTACGCCTCGCCTACCGTGGCCGGAGGGCTTACCAATGTTAAGCCTACTGCGCCAAATAACGTGGTTCCAATTGCAGCCGTTCTGCAAGTTGGCACAACTGACGGCGTTATATTTGTACGCCCAACCATTGAACAACAAATTTATTACGGTGAATTCACCAAAACAAATAGCCAAAGCCCTGCTGTAATCAACACGGCTTATCCGTTGCTGTTCACTAATACAGAGATCGCCAATGGCGTCAGTATTGGCGGAACAACATCGCAAATTATTGTTGCCCAGGCTGGACTGTACAATATTGCTTGCTCGGTGCAGATTACATCAACCAATTCATCTCAGAAATCTATTTGGGTTTGGCTTAGACTTAACGGAACCACTAACTTTACAAATTCTGCTAGAGTTGCTTCTATAACTCTTAATAATGGGTATTTGGTAGTAACGCTAAATGAAGTTGCGTCCTTGCTTGCTGGTGATTTTATTGAAGTAATGTATGCCGCAGATAATACTAACGTTAGCATTGCAACCGTAGCGGCTACCGCTTTTGCCCCAGCAGCGCCAGCCGTCATTCTTGCCGTCACTCAAACCGAGCAATAAAAGCCATCATGACCGTAACCGTAAAAGTCCTAATTTCAGCAAAGCAGGCCGAGAACAGCCAGACCACGCAGTACACCGCCATCAACTGCAAGGCGATCATCGACAAATTCACCGCCACCAACACTAGCGGCGGCAACGTGACGATCGGCGTCAACCTGGTGACCAGCGGCGGCAGCGCTGGCGCGGCCAACCTGATCGTGGACACTCGCAGCATTGCACCGGACGAG